GGGGACTCCGAGACCCCCGAGCGGTTTTTGAACCGGTATTTCAGGACCAGCGGCAAACTGGTTTCCTGGAAGCCGGAGTACGACTCCGAGTTTGACGAGACCTTTATCTTCTTTACGGTCAGCGAATAACCAACAGAAAGAGACAGACATGATTAAGACCTACAAAACCACAGGCACAGTCCGCCTAAACATTCAGCCGGGACGACCCGAATTCCCTGTGCTCACCATTGATGGGCAAGAAGGGTATTGGGACGGCACCGTCAATGGTGTTCCAACAAAGCAGACCCTCTACATCTCCGACTGCGATGGAGACAATTGGACTGGGGTCCTTGAGGAGTTGAGCAAGCAGGGTGTTATCCCCAAAGACAGTGATATCGACTGGTCAGAGCGGGACGGAGCCTGGGCGAGCCACTATAGCTCAGATTGGCACAAGGGCTTAGATGGGGTGGAAGTATCATTTGAGACTGTCCAGGATGTGATACTGGACGCTGACGGGGAAATTGAGGACATCGGTGATCGAATTTGGAAGGCGTATGTCCGGAATTAGGGGGTGCGCGTTTAAAAAACAATCGCGCATCTCGGCAACAACAACAAAAAAAACTAGTAGAAAGTAAAATAATGAAACAAGTGATTGACGGCAAAATCTACAACACCGAGACGGCACTGGAGATCGGAAACTGGTCAAACGGATACTACACCAACGACTTCCACCATCTCGACATCTCTCTCTACCGGACAAAAAAGGGCAGTTATTTCCTAGCAGGGGATGGTGGGGCCGCGACCGAATACGGTAGGGCAGTCGGGGACTGTAGAACCTCGGGTTCCAAAATAGTCGCCCTCAGCCGCGAGGACGCATTGGCCTGGGCCGAAAAGCATCTTGATGCTGATGACGTCTCCGAGCATTTCGCAGATATCCTCGAAAGCGCATAGTTCCCTCGCAAGAAGGCATTTGAACAAGGTGAAGAAAAACCTTGAAGGTGTGTTCCACCCGTGTAATAATGAACACGTTCCCTGAGAAACCCATAGTAAAAATAGTAAAATGAAAAGAGCACAAATCATCGAAGAAGTCACTAAAGACGCAATGACCAGTTTTGAATTCAGTTGCTCCTGGTCAAGTAGCGTTGAGGTGATTCGGGAGGAACTCGTGTTTCACGGGTTGAAACCAACCAAACCTCTAGTCTTGTTTATCCTGAAGCTCGCCAAATTGGCCTGGGCTACCGAAGTCCAACGAGTCAAAAGTTTGATCTCGGCCGAAGAGGAAGCAAGGTGGGGCGAGGCCGACGCGAGGTAATCCTTTTGGGTCCAGGGTGTGTCCCACCCTGGACCTCTGCCCTTATGAAAGACATCTTAATAGATATCGTTGGAGGAATAATTTTAGCAGTAACCATAGTTTTGGGCTTGTTAGCCCTGTAGTAAAAATGAAAGTAAAACAACTCAAGAAGGATACTTATCAAATCAGCGATGGCGGACGGTTCGCCGTTGTCCGGATGAAGCTCCGCAACGGGAGCAATAATTGGTTCTACCGAGCCAAAGGCGCAGGTCTGGTAGCGACCGGCACCCCAGACCTGGAGGCTGCCCTCCAGATTGCCGGGGGGCGATTGCTCAACGGATCTGGCCCAACCACCTCCACCTCCACCTCTAGGAAAAAATCGTCTGTTACCCTCGGCGAACTCCTGGATCGCGTCGATAGTGCCGTAGCAAATGGGAGGCTTGAGGGTCGGGGCGGAACGCCACTGGCGACCAGTTACGCTAAGGGAATCCGTTTCGCGATTAAGCGCATCCTGGGCTCAAAATACGAGCATACCAAACTAAGTGAGTTTGCTGCTAAAGAGTTTGGAGTTTCCAAACCCGTTGCGAAGTATTCAGCCAGACATTTCGCTGACGACAATGGCAAACCCATAAAACTGGGCCGGGACTTCCTGAGCCGCACAGGCACTTATAACAACACTATTCGTCACCTCAAAGCCCTGGTCCAAAAAAGGTGGGTTCGAGATTTGTTCTCGGACCTCTCCCTGGACTCTGATGCCCTTGAGTCAATACGTGACCTGGACAATAAGAAGTCATCTGGCTCCGGATTTCGGGCGTTGCCGAAGGAGTTGGTCGCGGCTCTAGACAAGCACTTTTCGTTCCTGCTCAACATCGCTGGAACTCCGGAGACTCAGCATTGCGTTTACCTACGCTATTGGTTGGCGAGGTGCTGCGGGTTGCGACGATCCGAAATTGCCAACGCTCGCCAAAATTGGATCTCCCGCGATGGCGACCGTGCGTGGCTAACGGTTAGCCACACCTCCGCTTATGAGGACCACCAATGCTCTCTGGAGAGTTGGTCCCCCAAATCCCGCGAGGAGCGGACGGTGCCGATCCCCGGTTGGTTAGCGGATTATTGTGCCGAGTCACGACTGTCTGCCAACCCGGACGAGCCATTGCAGCATTATCTCGGGCACGACCAGGAGAGGTCGTCGCATGAGAAAAGCTGGAAGAAGAACTGGAGACGAGCTATTTCCGAGGCGGGTTTCGATTGGGCGGACTACGGCAAGACGACCCATCAATTGCGAGGCGAGTTTTGCACGGCAGTTGGCAGGGAGCTAGGCTTGCAAGCTGCCGCCGCCTACGCAGGGCACGCTTCACCGGAGACGACGCGCCGACATTATTTTGACCAATCAACCATCGAAAAAGATTTTGTTTTGGACCCCGTTGGACCGAGCTTGTCTAAGGGGGTGTTGCAAAATGTTTGAAATATCTGGCCCATTAAGGGCACTCAGATCGTTGTATACAATTAAACGTGTTCCGTTGTCACACAATAGCCTTGTGTTGGGCGGGGAATCTGGATAGGAAGTGGGGAAAATGCCAGGTCAACGAGATCCGAATAAGCGCAATATCACCCTGTGGTTGGAGCGGGGGAACATTGAGTCCCTTAAGAAGTATGCTAAACGAATTGGAGTGCCGATGACGGATTTGATTCAGGAGGCGATTCGCGAAAAATGCGAAGATTGGGGAGTCGACTACACGGACTATATGGACAGTAAATACTCGAACAGAACGGACAAGAGAGACTGAGATGAACGCAGAAGAGGGAAGGGAGCTTTTAGGGGGTGTTGAGCGGGAAGCACAACGCCTGAACATACAACGGATAATCCAGATCTTTCGCCGCCAACGGCAATACGCAATCGGGTCGATACTGTTAACAACAATATGGGCAGTAATATTTTTATTCTACATGCAAGCGGCAAAATATGAGCTGCGAATGTATAAGCATGAGATTCGCGAGGGACACAAGGAGATCGTGTCAAAGGTCAATATTTTGATTACGCAAAAGGAAAATGCGATCAGCGAGCTTCAGGCCCGAGTTGGGTTGCTGGAGGACCGGGAGCTTGACCTGGCTGCGCTCCGGTAGTTTTTTTTTCAGCGAAGGTGGACTACTCCATTGGCCCTTTATCCCTATTATGAACAACGACCAACACTTGACGCTCAGGGTGGACTCCACCCTGCGTCGCAAGATCCAAAGAACCGCAGACCGCATTAATCACTCATTGTCAGAGACAATGCGGCTCATCATCACTCACAGTCTAGATACTGCTGGTAAAGATGCTTACACCTACCTGGAGCATGCCCACAAAAATAAACAGTCGAGCTAAGGGCGCGAGGGGCGAGAGAGCGTGGCGCGATGTCTGTCGAGCTGAGGGGTTCGATGCTTTTCGCGGTTCGCAATACAGCGGGAAGAATACGCTGACAGGTGAGAGCGCACCCGATGTCGTCACTCCACAGTTGCGGGTTCATTGGGAGGTCAAGCATGTCGAAAAGCTGAACCTCTATAAGGCATTTCGACAATCAATCGATGATGCGAACGCTGACGAACTCCCTGTCGTTGCCCATCGGCGAAATGGGCAGCAGTGGCTAGTGACCTTAAGCGCAGAAGACTTTTTCAGCCTTATCCGCGAATCGGATTGGGTTGGAGAGACAAGAGAAAACGAGAAAACAGAAGGAACAAAATAATGGCAATATGTATACCTACTCAAAACAAACCAGTCCAACCATATCTCCCAAAGGAGGGTTGGCACACTGCGGAGATCACCGAGATCATTGAGTATTCGCAGTGGGAAGATTCAAAAGGCACTCAAATTCGAGACCCGGATTCCTGGACTGGGCCTAAAGAGTTTAAAAACAAATGCAAATTTGTGTTTCGCCTTGAGGAATTAGATGACAAGGGACGGCCAATAGAGGTCAACCACAAACCGGTCAACCTGACACTCAAGAACGACTCAAACCTCCGAAAACTTCTCGACATGATCGACCCTAAAATTCTGGGAATTGACCCAAAAACGGGGAAGCCATATTTCGAGGACTTCACGCCAGAAGTCGTGATCGGTCGGCGATGCCGAGCGAAGGTGACCTATCACCTGGCTCCGAATGGGGTGACCTACGGCAATATCAAGGCGATTGTCGATCTTGAGGAGGAAAATGAACCCAAACCTCCAGCACAACCCGAGGATGAGATCCCTCCGTTCAATCGAGGTTAAGAAATGAAATTATCAACCAAATCAGACGGTGACCACTACTACACAAGGACGGGTGCTCCAGCCTATGGGTGCGGAATCAAGGTAGCGAGGGAAGAGGGTTTGCTGCCCTCTCCCTCGACTATTTTGAGCGTGATGGCAAAACCGGGGCTGTCGCTTTGGGCGCAGAGATTGGCAGTCGAGACGGCACTGGAGGTCGGCGAGAGAGTCAAAGCTCAAGTTCCGGATCGAGCTGATCAAATTGCTCAGATCTTGTCCGAGGCTAAGGCTAAAAGCCGCGAAGCGATGGACCTGGGGACTGCTATTCATGACCTTGCTGAAGATATTCTGAAGGGGCAGCAGCATGACTCAACCTCTCGCTATGCGGGATGGATCCAGGACTACAAGGCCCGGAACATATTGCGAACGCGCTCAACTGAGGTGGTGGTCTCTATAGAGACTCCACAGATCGCATTCGCCGGTCGGGTAGACGCAATTGTTGAGCATCAAGAAGTAGGTCTCTCAGTCCTAGACTGGAAGAGCACAAAGGTGCCCCGCAGCACGTCCGGCAAGGCAAACCCCAAATGGTATGACACATATTTAATTCAATTGGCGGCATACTCCTATGCAATTGACGGGCAACCGACTCCGATCTCGGTCGTAGTTGACACAAGACCGGATGACAAAAGCGGACTGCATGAGAAGATCTGGAACCCCATCGAAGTCGAGCGGGGCTGGAAAATCTTCAACCTGCTCTATCGCTTGTGGTGCATCGAAAAGAAGTATGAACCCCACAAAATAGGCAACTGATGAAGGAGTCAGCGAGGGACCGCAGGGCGCAACGGTTGGCAGTTGAGCGCATCGAATCTCAGTTTGGATGGGATTTGGAGGAGTTGCATATGCGATACTTCGCTGATTGGGTAGCGATGAAGGACGGCAAACCGGATGCCATTGTTGAATACAAGCGCAGATACTTCCCGAGCAGCACGCACGATAGTGTCTTTTTGGACGAGCACAAATACACACAGTGCCGCCTACATGCTGAGTCGCTGGGTGTACGGTTTGCCTATATTATGGAATGGGATGATGTTTTTGGTGTAGTCCACCCGACTCCAGCCCATATTATCGGGTCGAGGATATCCATTGAGACCTCTGATCGGCGCGATGATACCAACGATTCCTACCTGCACATTCACCTCCCCCTGTCTCTGTTTGAGCTTTTTGGCAAATGAGGTCGAGCCACTATTTTGATCTGGCCAATGGCTACTGGCAGTGTCAGCAGCACTTCGGGTTGTCCAGTGGAGCCACTGCTCTATTTTTCTATCTCCTGCACAAGTTCAACGGCGCTCGTTGGCCAGAGAGTCTGGGAGTGTCGAGCCTGGAGATCGGAGGTGTGCTGGGGATCAGTAAGCCCACTTTGCTGAAACTCAAGGACGAACTCTCGGATTGTGGCATTTTGGAGGCGGAATTTCTTCGGGGCAGAATACGTCAGATCTACCGTTTGCGATCCCCATCAGCGACGTTTGGAGGCATCGATTTTGGCGACTTACCAACAGGACCTGGTAAAGGACCTGGTAAAGGACTTAGTAAAGGACTTAGTAAAGCACCTAGTCAAAAATCTTTACCAACAATAATAGAATACAAAGACAAAGACAAAGACTCCCCCTCAAGTCCCCCAGAACGGGGGACAGACGATGCGACTGCCGAGGCTTGCTATGCTGCCTATCCGAGGAAGGTCGGTAAACCTGCCGCGCTTCGGGCGATCAAGCGAGCCCTTAAGCGGAACAAAGCGGAAAACCTGCTGTCGTTGACGCAGGACTATGCCGCATCCCAGGCAGGCCAGGATCCCCAGTATGTGCCGCACCCAGCAACCTGGTTCAATCAGGAGCGTTACCTCGACGACCCAGCAACCTGGCGAACGACGGCACCCGAGCCAGGTCAACCCGAGACCCCGCAGATATCTCCCCGGCAGAAACTGATGGTTTTGCAAGACCTCCAGAAACGGCTGAGGGACGACATACCGAAATACCGGGAACGGCATCGGTCGGAATGCGCGGGAGGAGCATTCTCCTGGGATCCCGGAAGTAAGGAGGTCTATGCCAACATGCAGGCAAAACTTAAGCGAATCAGTGAGGAAATTGATGAATTGGTATGCCCGAGCGAATAAAGGCTGTAGTTCGCCCTCTAAGCGACTTTTCAGGCTTCAGGGTGGCCTCCACCCTCTATGGCCTCGAAAACGCTGTAGGACCGCGCCTCGCTCGAAATAGGCCCCTTCCTGATAAGGACTACTCGTATTTTAGGACAGAAGATGAAGCCGAAGCAGCAGCAAGCCGACTCCAACAATACCTCGATGAGCACCACAAACCCCGCAAAAAGCGACGACGGAGGCGTTTCTAAAAGGATCCTTTTAAAACGGACCGGCGCGAAGGTGTTCAAATCCCCGGATCGAGGACCGGGGCGGCAAATGTCGGACGAGGCTTACAATGCCCTGTGTCACGACCTGATTGAGGGCAAAACCATTGTTGCCGCATGCGTCGATCACAAGCTCGCGAAATCGACGGTCCAGGCTATCCGGGAGTCCATCCGAGACGAGATCCCCAGTTGGAAGGAACGAACCAGCGCGAAGTTGGGTGAGTTGATCACAGATCTGGCTGATTCACTGGCGAAAGACCTTCGGGATGGACGGTTGAGCCCAGACCGGAAATCCATCTCCCTCGGTATCCTGGCGGATAAAAAGTTCGCTCTGGATGGTGAGAATGGCGTCACAATCACCCATAAACGGGCCGAAACGGACGAATCCTGGCAGGAACGCTTCAAGACCTACCTCGATTCCCTTCCTCAAGCCAATCCCGAGGTAGGCCAGTTGATACACGATCAACAGGATCCGCCTCCTAAACCCCTGGTAGTCAACGACAACAAGCCTGACTGTACTGAAACTGTCCGGGAAATTGAGCTAGGGGGCGGGGGGGATTAGTCGGATTTTTCGGCCGTTTATTACGAAACGGATTCACACCCACAGACAAAAATAAACAAACAGACATGACGCTAGAAGACTACAAAACAGAACTCGAGTATATGGACTGGTGGTTTGATTTCTCAGACGACCACAGGGTTTGGCGAGCCGGACATGCACGCAAGCGGTTCCTCGAGGAGCTGAGCAAACAAACCCCTCAGCACAAAGCGGCCTGGGACGAGGTGCAGCAGCAACTCCGGGACGGCACGTTCCGCGCCCAACCCCGGCTCACGAAGGGGGAGGATGCATGAGGCTGAGTGCTCAGGACTACAAGGAAGCGGTGAAGGGGTATCGCAAATCCGCTGAACAGGGAGACGCAAGGGCTCAATACGTTCTAGGTTTGATGTATGCCTTAGGCGACGGCGTTCCCCAGAACTACAAGGAAGCGGCGAAGTGGTGGCGCAAATCTGCCGACCAGGGAATTGCAAAATCCCAAAACAATCTGGGCTTGATGTATCACAGTGGCACAGGCGTTCCTCAGGACTACAAGGAGTCGGTGAAGTGGATTCGCAAAGCCGCTGAACAGGGACATACAGAAGCTCGTTTACTGCTGGGAGAGGCGAAGGAGGCAGAGTGAAATCCTACCACTTATCTCTGGCCACTTTAGGCATATGCTCGCTAGCCCTGGCCTACTACGGACTACTGACCTGGTGGTATGACAGCAGTCCTATGGGGCTACCCTGCCTACTTCTGGGGGGAGTGCTGGTCTACCTGGTTCAGGGACGACTATTTCGGCGCGGGGGGTTAAGTTAATATGAGACTAAAAGAATACCATAAAAAGACCCCAATAAGAAGGGGACGGGGCGACAAAAGGACGGGGGTTAGGCGACAAAATGGCAGAGGTTAGACGACAAAAGGACAGAGGTTAGACGACAAAAGGACAGAGGTTATGAGTGCAAGACGAATTAATGCCCTCCCGGAGGAGAACTGGGATTTGGGGCATGAAATCACCAACTCAGGGCTGATCCCCCTGAAAGCGGCAGTGAGTGCCATTATTCGGATATCGGCCGAAGAGTATGGATTAACGGAGCAGGACTTGTTGGGCCGAAGGCGCACGAGTCAGGTTTATGACGCCAGAATGATAGCAATGATGATACTTCTGGAGCACACACCGATCAGCTTTGAGGCAGTTGCTAAAATCTTCTACCGGGACAGGAGCGCGGTGAACTACGTCAAGAGAGCGTTTTTTGACCGGATCACCTATGACCGGAAACTGCAACTGCTATACAGCCACATCAAGTGGATGGTCAGGTGCTATTACGAAGAGCTACGGGCCAAAAAAGAAGAACCCCCCACTAGGCAGGAGAGTCCCAGCAGGGGGTGTGAACCCAATCAGACGACATGATACGCATTTAAACTACACATTGCAGTTAGGCGCGAACAATGGTGTAATCCACCCTACTGGAAATGGCAACAACAATTATTGGTTTAACCGGGAAAATGCAAAGCGGCAAAGACACGGTTTGTTCAATTGCTGAACATTTTTCGGGAAAAAGAGTATGTAGGCGAGCATTTGCGGATCATTTAAAGAGGGAAGTAGCAGTGGCATGCGAAGTGACTGTGGACCGCATTGAGCGGAACAAGGAGTTGTATCGACCGATCCTTCAGTGGTGGGGGACAGAGTTTCGGCGGGGCGTCAAGGGCTACGATTATTGGGTTAAAAAAATGGAGCATGAGTTGCAGGTTTTGGCCGAGAAAACTGACGATCTGCTTGTGTTTGTGACGGACATACGGTTTCCGAATGAGGCTGAATTGATTCGGAAATTCGGTGGCACCATTGCCAGGGTTGTCCGGGGGGATCCGGGAGCAGCAGGGCAGCACAGTAGCGAGGTCTCGATGGATGGTTACTCCTGTGATCACACTATCTTAAATAACGGGGATTTAGTAGATCTCCAGGAAGAAGTGCAAAAGCTTCTATGTTTATTGACGAAGCCGAATTGAGCAGGAATCTGGGGATTGATCGAAGGACTCTAAAAGGGCTCCGGGAGGAGTTGTTGGTTGAGGGGGAGGACTATGTCCGGGGGCGATACAGAAAAATCCAGATCTCGCTCGCTGGGCAGTCTAAAATTAAGGCTAAACTGTTCCCTGAAAAGTATATGCCTGAAAAGCTCTCCAGTGAGGAGAGGGTGGGCTACGTGACAAATAACCGGTTTCGGAACCAGAGGCTGGTTGAAGTCGATGGCAAGTATCTAGTCACAGTAAAAAACGCGAAAAACTACTCACCGAACTTGTGGGGACAACCGTGCGAATGCGTTTACAAGGAGATGGGAGGTAGACTCGTTGCGATTCGCCCCCCGAATAAGAATTGGGCAAGGACAAGGAGGCAATGAGTGATCTATGTTTTCCGGATGCAGGGGACTTCTTATTACAAGTTGGGAGTCACAGAGCAGGACGCTTCCCAGCGATTGCAACAGGTCCAGACTTCATGCCCGCTAGAGGTCGAGGTGTATCGCTTATTCCCAGGAGGCTTAATTGAGGAATCAATTATTCACGCCGCATTAAACGATTACCGATCCTACGGGGAATGGTTTTTCATTCCGCGATCTCCTATTCGATTTTTAAGGCACCGACTTTGGAGGGCGGGACAGGAAATAAAAGAGCTTGAGGATATTTTAGAGCCATTACCAACAAGGGAAACAGGTCGAAGGATGAAGCCGGAATACGATTGGGAAATCGAGATTCAGCGTTCTCGGGGAAAAACATATCCGGAGATCTCGAAACTGGTAGGGGTTTCGGAATGGGCAGTGAAGAACTGCTGCCTTCAAGATTACAAGTATCGCAACATTCGGTCGCGATCAGAAAAACAACGACAGAAACGAAGAGAACAAAATGATTGATTACAAGGTTACGCGATGGGAGCCGAAATTGAACTGCTCCACTCACCCCGCTGGAGACAAAGTGCATTCGGTGCTGTTTGGCCTTCAGGCGACGAATACGGAGACGGGCTCGACTGCATACGTCGATGATCGAATCGTGCTCGACCCTTGCCTGAGCCCAGAGGATTTGAACGCCAGAGCAGAGGAACTGTGCGAGCAATGGGCAGGTGCTAAAGGTTTTTACATGACCCTTCAAAAAGCCCTGTTCGCCAAAGACGTCGCCCCCAGGCCAATGCCCTCTGATTACAAGTCTCCGGACTTTGCAGAAGTCACGATTGGCGATGGTTACCGTGATTTTGTGATCAATGAAAAAAATGTTAACGACCAGAAACTGGTCAACGAAGTGTTTGCTGATGCCCTACCACCTGATCCTACCGAAGACTCTTCGAAAGACTCAGTCCCCGCTGAATAATGTGGGAAGACTGGGCATTCCGGCCTCATCCTGTTTTCCCTCTCCCCACCAGGGAACAGGTTGAGGTCGCCACTTCCACTCCCGATGGCGAAAAGACCTTTCGAGAGATGATGAAACTGCGAGGCGAGAAGCTTCGCTTAGAGAATGAAGACCCATACCATCACGGATTTGAACCTTCACACTGGGCCGAAGCGGACAAGCTTTTACACGAGCACTCTAATGTGTTGGTCAGCGGAGGTAATAGGTCCGGCAAGACGGAGTATTGCGCGAAGTATGTGGTAAAGCATTTGATGAACAACCCAAAATCTAGGGTCGTCTGCATGCACACCACCCACCAGTCAAGCCTTCAAACTCAGCAACCTGTGATCCACAAGTATCTCCCCCTTGAGCTTAAAGGGAAGAAGATCCGCAAACAGGTTGAGAATATTTCCTACAGTCAAAAGAATGGGTTTTCCGACAATACGTTCATTTTCCCCAATGGCTCCCAGTGTTGGTTCATGCACTACAGCCAGGACCCCCGTGCATTTGAAGGATTGGAATTGGACCTGGTTTGGGCTGATGAGTTAATTCCTAAAAACCTCCTTGATACTTGTAAGTTCAGATTAGTTACACGGGCAGGGCGCTTTCTGTTGAGTTTCACTCCAGTAGAAGGGATGAGTCCGGTCGTGAAAGAGTTTGTGAGTGGGGGAGAAGTGACAGAGTGGGCAGAATCTGAGCTTCTTCCTGGTGTTAATATTCCAGCAGGTCCGAAGGGGAAGATGCCCTACAAGTTGCGGTGCAGAAACGAGCACTCTGCATGCATCTGGTTTCACACTAAATGGAACCCCTATAATCCCTATGAGCAACTCAAGCAACGCTTACAGGGGCAGCACACCAACGAAATTAAGATCCGAGCGTATGGATGGGCAGAGAGTGCAATAGGCAACGCATTCCCGCGCTTTGGTGATGGTCACATTATCGATAGTGAAAAGATTCCTGGGGGCGGGAAGTCTTTTATGGTCGTCGATCCTGCCGGGAGTCGGAACTGGTTCATGCTCTGGGGTAAGGTTGTTGACGATACCCTCTATATTTATCGGGAGTGGCCCGATTCGACAATGGGTGAATGGGCGATACCATCCGAGAAACCCGATGGGTCTCCGGGTCCGGCGCAACGAGCGGGGGGCGGCGGAAACTCGATCAATTGGTATAAAAAATTGATCATTGAGAAAGAGGATGGGGAAGAGATTTTCCTTCGCTTAATAGATCCTAGGGCTTGTAAGGCAAAGAGCCTGGATGGCAGAGAGATCCTCGATGAACTAAAATCGGGAGAGGCTGGAATGTGGTTCGATCCGGCGAGCGGAGCGATGATACAAGCAGGAGTTTCGCTGATCAACGACTTGCTTTACTACGACAACCACCAACCAATTGATGGTGAGAATAAGCCCAGGCTTTTTGTAAGCGATAAATGCCGGAACACTATTTTCGCGCTTAAGGAGTGGACGGGGGCAGGAGGTGAAAAAGGGGCGACGAAAGATGTTGTCGATTGTTTAAGGTATCTTGTGCAGGAAGAGAACTTGTTTTCGGAAAAACAAGTATTAGGCACAACGGGAGGAGGAAGCTACTAACTCAAATGAAAAACCCGAAACTGATAGGAATTAAACAATGCACCGAGATGACTGGGTTGAGCACTTACGATATTGAGTTTCTAATCCAGACGGGCGTGCTGAATCCGGTGATCCCGGCGAACAAAAAACGCAAATTGATCCACCAGCAGGTGGTCGAATACATGAATAATTTGTATGAGCGAGCGACAAAAAAACCTTTTAACTCTGGCGGATGAATTCCAAAGGGCCGGAGGGTCAAACGGGGCATCTCAGTATCAGTCGAGAACGGACAATGTCCGTTTAGCCCGTTGGCGGGGTCAATCCGAATCAGGCAGGAAGGAGCAGAGGTATCACTCCCAGGAGAAGGTGTTTCCCTGGGACGGTTGCTCAGACACTCGAGTCCGGTTGGTCGATCAACTCGTCGGCGAATACAAGGACTTGCTGGTCACCGCATTTCGTCGGGGCACTCTTCGGGCCGGGGCGACCGAAGCGAATGATGCGGAGTCGGCACAAGTCCTCACGACCTTGCTTCGATACTACAGGGAAAACCTTCTTCAACAGGAATTGCATGAGGCGGCATCCCTTCTCGCCGACTACGGTCAGCAGGACGGCATCTCGTTTTTGCAAGTAGGTTGGAAGACGGAAGACACTAAAAAGAAGATTCCGATTTCACTTCCTGTGTTGCAACAGATGGCACTGGCAGCAGACCCAGAATCTCTACAGGCAAGACTCCCTGAATTAATTGCTGACGAGTTGTCGGAGAAGGATGCGATTGAAGCGATTAAGGGCGTGCTAAATGTCACGACAAGGGATGCAAAGAAGGGAATCAAGCGTTTACGCAAAGGCGAGGTCGTCATGATTCCGATTATCGAAACGACAATAAATCAGCCGGATATTTCGGCTTGTCGGCTTTACACTGACATATTTCTCCCGCCAGAAACAATTCACCTTGAGCACGCAAGATACATCTTCCGTCGCTATTACATGAGTGAGACAGAGTTGAGGTCATACGATTTCAGCGATGAATTCATTGAAAAGGTATTAGCTACTTCTGAGCACACCTCGCACCATTACCAAAACTCATTCGCCTCATACATCGCTGAACCTGGGTTTCAAGATGGCATGCATGAGGTCGTTTATGCGTATGAGCGGAAGCTTGATGAGGATGGAATGCCAGAGATTGTTTGCACAGTTTTTCATCCCTCGATCACAGATGTTTCTGGGAAAGAAGAAACGCTTGATTATCTCTCTGGTAAATACCCATTTGTGGCCTACCGTCGTGAGAACTGTGTGCAGAAATTGGTTGAGACAAGAGGCTTGTCGGAAATCTGCTCCACCTGGCAGACCGAGATAAAAACTCAACGAGACATGCTTGCAGACAGGGCAAGTCTCTATGTCAACCCGCCGATTGTTCATGCCGCTAGGACCGGGGGCAATTACGAATTTAGGCCGGGATCGACCATCAGTGAAATGCGGAACGGTGAGATCCGCACGCTCGATCCTCCTCGGTCCTCGATCACGGAAAGTCTTCAAATCATTTCTTACGTCGAGCGACAATGCAATGAGTATCTGGGTCGTATGGGTCCAGATATGGATCCAACCGTCGTTGCCATCCGTCGTCAGGCGACTATTGACGGTTTTATGGGTGCCTGGTCGAAAGCTTTCACAAAAATGTTTGGACTTATGCAGATCTTCTTAAGCGATGAAGATATGCTTCGCATTGCTGGCAAGTCGCTGAACATGCCGAGAAGCGCAAAGGAGATTCAAGGCCGGTTCGATTTCCGGATCGTTTTTGACAGTCGAGAACTCGACAACGACTACCTACTTGAAAAGATGCAAGCACTCACAAGTCTTGCTCTTCCTAATGATTCCGCAGGGGTCATTGATAGAGGGGCACTCGTCACAGAGATTGCGAAGGCGATTTCTCCGTCTTTGGCGGATGTCATCGTTTTGCCGAAAGTGGGAGTGTCGCAGAAAATCTACCAGGAAGTGATGTCAGATGTCATAGCTATGGCACAAGGGAATGAAGTTCCGCCAAAGCAGGACGATCCTGCTGCCGCAACTAAGCTTCAATTTGCCCAGCAGATTATCCAGAACAACCCGAAGTATCAGGAGGCATTGCAATCAAACGCCGATGAACGCTTCGTTCAACTAATGCAGACATACATGCAGAACCTTCAATTCCTGGTCCAGCAGGAACAGAACGCGATGATTGGTAAAACCGGAGTCAAACCGCTCAATGCTTAACGAAGAACAGATCAGAGAAGCGTTCCAACAGATAAAAGGGTCACCGGCAGACAAGGCGATCACCCAACTTCTGGAACAGGCTGTAGAAGTGAGTCTTGCTACTGCTATTTCAACTGGAAAACCGGATTCTGAGCGTGCCTACGATTGCGGTTGGGCGGCCTCAATCTATTCCTTTGCTGAACAGATAAATCGATACCGGAGATAAGTTGCCCTAAAAAGACTGGCGTTTTGAGGCTATTGACAGTATAAGTATCGCATCTGGTCCAACAACCTGATAACAAGTCGGCTCCTAAATCGACTTTGGTGAACTTCGGTTCCCCTGATCTGCGTCCTTCGGTCTATCCAACCGAGGGGCGTTTTTTTTTGCCGGTTAACCTGTGCAGGTTATAGCAAATTCGAGGAATTAACGGAAACACAACGAATTAACCTACCCTTCCTTGTTTCTACAAAATTTGTAGCTGTAAAGTTTTAGGACTTCGCATTTAGCGATGAGCCATACTTGCTAGGCAGATAAAGAAGCATGAGTGAAACCGAAGCGGTTACAGAACCGAAAAATCTGGAGGGCCAATTAACAGATTTGATTGGCGCGGTCATAAATCCCGAAGAACAACCTCAAGAAGGTTCCGCTACTGAAGCTGAAACCGAAACCGACGAGACGGTGGACGTTGAAGTGGGGGATCATGAGGCGGCTGAAGAGATTGATAAAGCTGAAGAGTCGGATGGTTCCGAAGATCCCGAATGGTATCAAAAACGAATCAAAAGATTCACCAGGCAACTCCGGACAGTAGAAGCGGAGAGGGACGAAGCCCTGGCAGAGATCGAGGCGATGAAGGAGCAGACGAAGTCTGCCCCTGTTGCAGAACCTTCGCGGATCACGGCAAGGTCAGAGAAAGATCTGATCGAGCTGGAGAATCTCGAAAAGGAAAAGATCAAATTCGCCAGGGAGCAAAAAAGGCTAATTGGTCAGGGGCAACTCGATGATGTTCTTGAGAATATTAAGAGTGCCGGGAAGGAAATGGATCCCGACAGCGATGAGTCGCTGGTCAGATCATTTCTCGACGAGATTATTGATGATTCGAGAGATAGCCTTTCGTTTGAAATCCCGAAACGTCGAACTGAGCTTGCTCACAAGGTTCAATTAGATCAGGTGGCAGAACAAAAATACCCCTGGTTGAATCAACCTGAGAGCGATGAGATGGAGTATTTCAAAGCAGTGGTTAAGGCTTCACCTGCTCTGGCAAATGTGCCATCAGGAAAGCTTGAAATAGCAAGATACGTTACCGGCTTAATGGCTGAAACAACTGCTCAAGAGTTGGTTGCTCAAGGCAGGAAACGCAAGGCCCCAAAAGCTCCGGTCCGTAATAATGCTGCTCCTGCCGCGAAGCCGAAAGACGATGATTCAATCTCCAAAGCTGCCAAACGAGTTCAAAAAACGGGAAGTGTGAGAGACTTAGATAGTCTCTTACTTGCAGGTTTAACTCGTCACTAATTTAGAAACTAACATTATGGCAGGTTTATTTGAAACTTCTGATAGATTCGGCCCCTTTTCATCTGGCACTGGGGGTTCACAACGTGATTTGGCTAATTCCATCTTTTCTGTGGATGCCAAAAACACTCCGCTGGTAGCGATGATTCCTAAGTCGGAGGGTGTGGTTAATACTACTTATGAATTCCCGGTAGATAACCAACTTTCTCCTAAGCACAACGCAACAAAGGATGATTTTGCCGTATCTGAACTGAATGAGGGCACCGATTTCGACAACGCATTGCCGAACTATAGTGTCATTCAAAACAATGTTCAGTGGTTCCGTCGTGCGTCATTGATTGGCAAACTTGCCGAAAGTGCAAGTAACCTTGCAGGTGCTCCTGACCTTCGAGCGGTTTCGATTCGCAAACAACTGGAAGCGATCAAACGGGATATGGAAGTTCGCTTGTGCGCTGATGATGTAATGGATACTGAATCGACGCCTACTAAGTATTACAACGCTGATGTTCGAGAGAATTCCAGTGATGCGCTTCAGACCCGTGCATTGGGTTCTTACATTGATGATGACAACGATAACATTCCTTCTGCGTTTCAGACTCCTGCTGGTTCCATCAAAACTGGTGCGGTCGCCTCTTTAACTGAGTCGGATGTTCAAGATGTTCTGCAATCGATCTACGAGCAAACGGGTATCAGCAAGGAATTGACTCTGCTTTGTGGAGTTAATTTGAAAAAGCAGTTTCGCAACTTCACGCAAATCGCAACTGAAGGAACGGACAATAAAGCGGCCACTCGTATTCGCACGTTTAACCAGGAAGCAGAGGATCGATCAATCATTTCGACCGTCGATGTTTTTGAGGGCGACTTCGGCACGTTGACGCTCGTCCCTACTCTGTGGAACATGAAAACGGATTGGACTGCCCAGGAAGGGACTGATTCCGGTGGAGCAGGCAATACGCGAGACCAAACCAACTTTAGCAACTCTGCTGGCAAGGGTGTAGGATTCTGTCTTGATCTCGATTACCTTGAGATGAGGTTTCACGAGCTTCCTTCAGTGACGCCTCTTCCTAACCTGGGTGCGGGTGAGCGTTATGAGGTTTCCGCAATTGCGGGACTGTCTGTGCTGAATCCTTTGGCATTCGGCGCGTTTAAAACGACCACCTGATCTAATCAATAAGCGGGAGGGGTTTCGGCCCCTCCTGCCCTTTTTATACATGAGCGATCTGATGTCCAATTGGGAGGCACTCCCCGGCGATCTCCGGAATGCGGTTATGCGGGAAATTCAAACGGGCCACAAAATGGAGATGTGGAGGGCGCAGAAAAACCAAAAGAAGGTTGCGAAGCAAAACCAAAAGGACCGGAGGGCAATTGACGGCATCGGGCGTCATGTCGCTTCTATCGACCTGGGTGGATATCTGGGTAACATGTTATTCAAGAATGAATCGGTAAGGGATAAGGAATACTTGAACTGGGTTGTCAAGCGGCACCCAGAGGTTCGAGTGAATAGCGGCGGCACAAAGACGCAAGTCGGGTACTCAAACTGATGAGGAAGGTCTCTGCCAGTCGCGTGATCCAGGGTGCGGTCGAGTTGACCGGGAGGCTTTTCTCGAGGCTCAGCAACGACGAGCTGCCGCTTTTCATTGGATCGTTTAACCGCAATCTCAGAGAAGTGTGGGAAAAGGAATTCTGGCCTTCGATTATGGCAATCGAAGAACGCTACTTCCGGGACTTGTGGGAAGCAGGTACGTATACTGCCGACGCAGAAGTCTATCATTCCGCTTCCGGCAAGTATTACAAGAATACCTCCGGAAGCTCGACAACCGGAGTTCCGGGAACCAGTGCTGACTGGGAAGAACTGACTGATTACATCGGTTTCATTTCATTCACTCAAACTGGACAGACAGAGATCGGGCAGGTCTATAGGGTGACGAACAAGGATCCCCGGCTGAATCTCAACTTTAATACAGTCGAAACGAGCCAAAAGGATGACCAGGTCGTCGTCTGTTATCCTCAAGAAACCTCTTACTGGGTCGAGTTTCGGAAGCGTGCCCCTTTGATTAAAGCGGAGAAATACTCTTCATCTACCACCTACATTGTCGGCGACCAGGTCTATTACACCTCGACGTCGGGGCAGGAGGGAGCGGACTTCTGGGAGGCATCGACGGGGAATAGCGGCACTGCACCGGCGGGAACATCGGGGAACCCCTGGACGAAGATCGATATCCCATACATTTTCGGACCCTACCTCGAACACGCGATTGCGGCGGATATACTTCTTGTGGACGAGAAAATCGAGCTTGCCGGAATCCAGATGCGTGAGCGTGACCGCATGCTCGAATCGGAAATTAAGAAAGTTAAGAACCAGAG